CATCGGAACGGTCGGCACAGCCTTGAAGGAAAAAACCATCAAGGACGTGCGCGCCCGCTTCACGATGTGCGCCATCCCGCTGAACTCCCGGAACTACGCGATCGTTCACCCGAAGGACCTCGACGAAATGGGCGAGGACCTGAAGAAGAACATCTTCGTGTCCGACATGGTGGAAGGTACCATCCGGGATCGCTTCCAGGGCAAGGCCAGCAATTTCCTGCTGTTCGAGTCCGCCAACTGCCCGTTGCAGAAGACGGGCACGCACGGCGGCACGCCGAAGATGAGAGGCGCCAATCAGACGGGCGGTTCGCTGGTGACGGACGGCTGGACCAACAACTCGAAAGTGTTGCTGAAAGGCGAGATCATCACGATCGCCGGCGTGAAGGAGGTCAAGCAGCGCGGCCGTCGCGACCCGACCGGGTACGACGCCCAGTTCGTCGTGACCTCGGACGTCACAGCCAACGGCAGCGGCCAGGCGACCATCCCGGTCTATCCCGAGCTCAATGACGGGTCGCTGACCCAGAACGACGGCGACGGGACCAGCGTTTCGCTGAGCGCGTTCCAGAACGTGGACAGCAAGCCGGCCGACGACGCCGCCATCACCATACTGGGTGACGGGAGTTCGACCTACCGGCAGACGATCTTCTACGAGCAGGATGCCCTGGAGTTCGTCAACGTCACGCTGCAACGGCTGAAGTCGGCCAACCTGTTCGGGCAGGCCGTCGACGGCGAAACCGGGTTGTCCATCACGATGATGGCGGACCTGGACGTGCGCAAGGCGGAGGAACTGACCCGCCTCGACAGCGCATACGGCGTCAAGACCGTCTACCCCGAACTCGGGGTTCGGTGTTACACCGAAAAGGAGTAACGGTGAGCTGGAAAGCGATCCGCTACCATAAGGAGTACGCCCCGGAGGGGAGACCCTTCGAGGCGGACTCCGAATCCGCCATGCACGAGATGTCCAAGGGGCTGGCCCAGGAAGGCTGGGTCGACGATCCCGCGAAACTGGGCATCAACGTGTGGGGCGTGAACGCGGACCTGGGGGCGATCGCCCAACTGAAGGCCGACTTCGAGGCCGGGCGCGTCCCGGCTATCGCCCCGCCCGGGGACGCCCCGGTGGACGGGGAACCCGACATGGACGCCCTGGCGGCCGAGGCGCGGGCGCAGGCGCAGGAAGACATGCGCGAACCCGAGAGCATCAAGAAGCGCGCGAAGATGGAGAGAGAGGAAGTTGCGGACACGCGCCGCAGCCAGGGTCGTGACGCGAAGACGGGCCAGCGCAAGCGCACCGCGGTCAGGAAAAAACGAACCGCGGTCAAGAAGAACAGCAAGGCCGAGGGTTGAGGTGAGTTTCCGTGCCTTCCACGTGGCAGGAACTCATCAAGCTGGCCCTGATCGAGATCGGGGTGCTGGTCGCGGGAGAGACGCCCGACACTGAAGACCTGAATCTGGGCCTTTCCAGGTTGCGGATGATGCTCGACATCTGGGCGATCGAAGGGTTGCTGGTCAACGGATTCCTGAGACTGACGAGAGCGGTCGATCCCGCCAAGACCGTCTACACCATCGCCGGAGCCAATCCGGACATCCCTGCAACATCGCCGCCCTCAATAGTCAACGCCGTAGGCTATCAGGGCCGTGACTCCAAATTGCGCTACCTGGTCCGCCGCACGACGCAGGAATTGCTGTACGCGGGATCGCAGGTGGACTCGAAAGGCGTGCCGACACTGTGGGCCTACGATGATGCCAGCCCGCAGGCGACCCTGCGCTTGAACGCGCCGGGCTGGCAGGGCGATACGCTCACGATCATCGGTCGCGGCGCGGTGGTCGACGGCACGATCGAACTGGACGACGACCCCGCATTGCCAACGGGCTACTCGCGGGCGGTGATGCTCAATCTGGCGATCGAGTTGGCGGGCTCGTTCGCGGTCCCCGACTCGAAGTTGAGGGTGACCGCGAAACTGGCGTTCGACGCCAAGTCCTCAGTGCGGGCCAAGAACCTGCAACCGATGCAGATGATCCCGGACCCCTCCAACCTTGACGGTCGCGGCTCGTTCCTGCGACGCAGGGTTGCGGGCTACTGATGTGCTGCAGCCAATCCAGTGGGCCAAGCACAGCACTTCGGGGGAGCAAGCCGAGGCTGACGGCTCGCGTCTGCTGAACTTCTACGCGATCAGGCCCGCGTCGCCAACCACTGACCAGAAGACGCCCGTGATCCTGTACGGGACGCCCGGCCTCAAGACGTGGTTGAACCTGCCGGCGGTGCCCAGCCCGCCGACCAGCCTCGACGCGGTGGACGCTGTATACGCGGTAAGGGTGATCGACTCGCCTTCGCTCGGCGTGTTCGTGGTTGGCATCACCGGCCAGTTCCACCTGTTCTGGAAGCGGCTGGACACCATCAATTCCAGCGGCCGCTACATGCCGTACCTGAACGACCAGGCGGATTTGGCGAGGGTGTTTCCGAGCGAGCGGGCTCAATTCACGGGCGAGGACGCGGAGCGCGCCCAGGGGCCGGTGCAGATGGCGGACGACGGACGCTACGTGATGGTGGTAACCAAGGACACGGTCAAGATGCTGGACCTGAAGGCGGCCGCGGAAGGCGGGACCAACAAGGTGCTGAGCCAGATCCAGGCCCCGACCCCGGACGACGCCAACGCGACATTGCCGGACGAGGAGTGGGTCGGGTGCGCGTGGGTGGACGGCTACTTCTTCCTGCTGTCGAGGGCCGGGCAGATCTTCCACAGCACCTTGAACACCATCGAGTTCGACCAGCTTGAGTTCAACTACGCGTCGAGCAAGCCGGACGAGGGTGTCGGGCTGGTGGCGCACGAGCGGTTGCTGTACGTGTTCGGGTCGCGCTCGGTCGAGATCTGGCGCAACATCGGCGCGTTGCCGTTCGCGTTCAGGCGCGTGGACGAGAAGGCGCTGGAGATCGGGTGCGCCGCGGCGGCCACCATCCAGGCGCTGGACATCGCAGGAGTCTTCATGCTGGGATCCAACGGCATCGTCTATCTCATCAACAACTTCAAGTACGTGCGGATGTCAACGGAATCGGTGGAGGCCGACATCGCGAAGTCGGATCTCGCGAAAGCGCGGGCGTTCTCCTATATCGAGCAGGGCCACCACTTCTACTCCCTGACGCTGGACATCGGCGGCGCGAAGAAGAATTGGACGCTCGACGTGGGCACGCGCCTGTGGCACGAACGCACGGTGACGGACGTGCTGGCGGTGGCGAACTACGAGAACTTGACGATCGCGGGGCGCGATGGCGACCGCAACCTGCACGAGATGGCATTGCGCTGGGGGACGGTGGACGATGCTGCGGTCGAGCGCGAGGCGGTGGCCCCGGTGATGCACGCCTCCCAGCGCCGCGCGACGGTTTCCTCCCTGCAACTGGACATACCGCAGTCGGACCCGGTCGACCGCACCAAGCCCGCCTATGCGACGGTGCCGGCACACGACGAGCGCGTGAAGATGGCCTACAGCGACGACGTGGGCGAGACCTGGGCGGCGGTGGGCGACCCCGCAGGCAAGCAACTCACCAGCGTGCGCCACAAGTGGAACCGCGGCGGGCAATTCCGGGGCGGTCGAAATTACCGCATTCAGATCAGCGCGGTGCGTCCCGTCACCGTGCTGGGCGCCTACGCCGAGGTGGAACACTCTACCGACTGACATGGCCAACGACCCGCAGATCAAGATTGCGCCGATCCTCGACCGGAGGGTCGTCGACCTGAGCAAGCTGCCGCCAGCTCCAGGTCCAGGAGACGTGTCAATCGACCCGGCCGACGAAGGGCAACACCCCAACCTGCCCGATGATGAGTTGCGCACGGAGGTGGCGGAGTTCTCGCAACGCGTCGTGCTGGAACTGCAACGCCTGGCGAAAGAGCGCGCCGCGGGCGGGACCACCCCGGGCACGGGCGGCACCGGTGTGGACGGCGCGGGCTTCGAGGTGGTGTTTATCAAGACCTCAGGCCCGGACGACCCACCGACGCGACCGCCGTTCCCCGCCGACGACTCCCACCGGCAGACCGCCAACTATGTGCCGGCCGGCTGGAGCGACGACCCGCCGGCGCGGACCCGCGCGGAAGCGATCTGGGCGATGACCCGGACGATTGACAAGGGCGCGGACGAGTGGAGCCAGTTCTCCCGGATCATCCTGTGGTCCGGTCCGATCGGCATCCCGGGCGAAGACGGCGAGGACGGCTCAGGCGTCGAGTACGTGTTTGCCGTCACGTCCGCCCGCATCGAATCCCTGAATCCGGAGCTGTGGCCGGACAACGACTGGGCGTTCGACCGCCCTGGGACCCGGAACATTTCACTATGAGGATCCAACCATGACCATCAAGATCGAAACGACGGCCGCCGCCGTCTTCACCGCCAACCGCGACTGGGCGTCCAGCGAGAACCTGACGAAGGTGACCGCCTGGATCGGCAACGACTTCCTCGGCGAATCCAACACCATCTCGCCGGTGCCGGAGAACCTGGAGGCCAACGACACCTACACGATCGCGAAAGGATTGTCGTTCCCGTTCACCATCACCC